AGACATGTCAACAATTCCATGCTCGCAAAGATTTATTGATCCGGCTATTCGGGTCGTTGGCGGTCTTCGCTGAAGTCAGCTTCTTCTTCATCCCCTTCATCCGGGCGCAAAAAGAATCTCTGCGAGGACCACCTTCCGGCTGCGGACGCTTGAGTCCCGGCTTCCCCGGATTGGCTGCGTTGTAAGAAGCCCTCCCTTTGGCATTCAAACCACCAGAGGGATTTTTGCCTTCTTTGCGTTGCCATGCCGGGGTCTTAGCCATAGAACACCGTCGCCGTTGTGGCCGTCCCAGTGACCGTCACATGAAGGTCAGTAGCGCATACCGCTCCTTCTCCCGGCACCGTAAAGGCAAACGGAGTGCCGTTTGCCAAGGTTGCTGTAGAGAAAAGAGTCGTCCCGCTTGCACCGCCATCCCGTACCACGACAGTACCTACGGCAGACCCCGGAGTAACCACTAACCCTTTAAACCGAGTCCTACCGTCAAATACCGTAGCCGTGGCACTCACATACCCAGCTTTTACGTCGGTTTGCATCATTTCGATGCCCCCTTAATTAGGAAGCGGTGCTAATTGCAATCCACGCCGCAGAACCACGGACATATAAGCGATCAGCCACTCCCGTACCATCAGTCCGCAGATACAGCGAACCCTGTGCAGCGGAAACAGTAGGAACGCCGGAACCAAAATAAATTCCGAAATTTGCCGTGGACGTTGCCAAGAACGACGCCGCACCGCCCGCTACAGGAGCCGTACCGCTATCCGCAGTCACATTACCCGTGGCAGATACCGAATCCACGCTCATCGCGGGGCCGATAGTCGCAGTCGTGGTAACCGCGCCGGTCGAAGAATTAATGGAAATAGTTTGGAACCCGTTCTCTGACCGAACTGGCCCGTTGAAGGTCGTGTTAGCCATTCAAGCCTCGCATACTAAGTGCGCGTATCAGTCTGTATGCCGTCAGCCGGGACTGTCTAATACGCGGGTTGACCCCGGAATAATGATGTTTTAACACATTTAATTTAAAAAAGAAAGGGGGGCCAAAGCCCCCCCCAATCCTTAAATTACAAGGATTTATTAGGACGCACCGGGCGATCCGTAAATACCAAGCGGATCGCTGACGCCGAAGCTATAACGCTCACGGGCCTTGTAGCGAACATTCCCGGTATCAAAATCACCGTCCATGGAATTCTGGAGCGGCATACGGACAAAATGCTTCAGACCGTTAGGAACGTCGGTCGTGAGGAACCAAGCGTTCGTATCAGTCAAGAAGTGGTTGACCGTGTAGCCTTCCGGAATCGAGCCATTGTTCTTGATGGCGTTGATATCGTTGTCCGCAGTCGAAACACGAAGCTCGGTTTCAAGCAGGCGGGTAGCAACGAACATCAGTGCCGGGGGAACAATCAGCTTGCGGGGTTTAGCCGCAATCAGCAGACCACGCTCATCGGTCCAGCCAGCGATCTGAATAACAGCCGCCTCAAGGGAGGTTTCATTCAGGTCAGCAGCGGTCGCAGGGCGGTTGCTGTTGGTGCCACCGGAGATCAAGGGATGCGAAGTCGAGAACAGGCTGACACCATCACCGTAAACTACGGCGCTGTTGAAGCCATTGTTCAGGATTGCCGCAGCCTTAACCTGTTTGGTGTAGGCCATAGCCCGAGCCAGTGCTTTGGTATAACGAGCCGAAAGGCTGTCATACAGGTTATCTTCAATCGCCTCTTCGGTAATTGAGAAACCCATCGCAATGGTTTCGTGGTTATATCGCGCAGTCCAAGCCTCTTGGGCGTTGTCATACGCAATTGCCTGACCTTCCGGCTTGACGGGAGCAGCGGAGAAACCGGCCAGCTTGGTTTCTTCTTCAAAGCTACGTTCCGAAGTTTCGGTTTCGTAGATCTCTTTATGCTCTTCGCCGTAGCGCGAATACTCCAGACCGAACAGCGCGTTAAGCCCCGGGAGGAGTTCTTTCAGTAGTTGTGCGCGTGAAATAGCCATTTAAGTTCCCCTTTAGGCAAGCGCCGTAGCGAACTGATAGCTGTGCCAACCCTGATTCCACTTCACAAGCACTTCCGGATAGCCAATAAAGCTAAAGTTAGAGCTTGCAGCAGCAGTCAGAGTAGCAGCCACAGTTACGGTGGTGCCGTTGACGTTAGTAACATAGTTATAAGCACCGGGAGTACCACCAGCGGTGGCTTCCGGGCAAACAACCTGCATACCGGCTTGAAGGCCAGTCACGGCAGCATCCAGCGTGATGGTGGTGCTGGACGAAGACCCAGTACCGTTCACGGTGTATGCGGTCTCAGGAACAACCGCAACTACACGGAAGGGAAGCGAGGTGCTTGCCACCCGCGCCGAACCCGTACCGTTAGTCGGGAAACCGCCCGAAACTGCCATTTTCGAGTTTCCGGTGGTGGTGCTACCGGCGACACCCGTAACGGCATACACGTTCGTGCCAACAAACGCTTGGTTCATATAACCAATGGCAGAAACCGTGTTACTTACCGACGTACCTTGTCCAACAACTGCAACTCGGAACAGGGCAGACGGATCGTCTACGACATAAGCCACGATGTCATTAGCTGCCGTGCTCGCAGGATAATACTGAGCAAACAGCTTTTGACCCGTGGAGGGGTTGGTGTAAGAACATCCCACAAACACACCAATAGCACCAGCAATTACGGTGCTAGGACTGGAGGCTGCGGAATAACTAGTTTTGATGACAGTGCCGTTCGTCTCAAGCTGTACCAGATCACCATAAAACAGGTTAGTGGCATAGCTCCGAGCAATTGGAATCTGTCGCGTAGCACCAGCATACGGCAGGCCATTTAGCTCATTAATGGCTTTAAAACCGTATGCGGCGTCAACAGTGGGGTAAGCCATGTCGGACTCCTAAGATTATTGACCTCGCCCAAACTTCACTTCAGTCCGTCTTTCACGGAAAAGTGGCATCCGGGCATCGTTTTCGCGCATGAAATTATTGTCAACCGACTGCATCTGCCCATCTGTTTGACGCTGATAATGGGAGTTGCGTTGGTCAACAAACTCTACGGGTGTTTTACAAAGAATCAAACCGCCGACTTCAATACTGTCTGGAAACCGGGGCTTGTTCCCAGTGTCCATCAGTTGAATCTCGGGATGGGCTGATGCCTTGACAGGCTCCCAACCTTCGCGGAGTTTTGAGGAAATATTCATTGGATCTGCCGTGCCAAGCGTACTGACACGAATCCAACGAAAGGCATAACCCGCCTCGGGGTTAGGAGTGGGGAGAAGTTCAGGAGGCATCCACTGCTTCGGACGCTCGAACTTTTCACGGGTATCCAACTCACGGGGGGTACGTTCAGCCATTTTGATTCCTCATTTGGTCCGCCATTGCTCGGGCGTATTGTTCATTCGTAAGACCAAGACGCTTGGCAATGTTAACTTGGGATTTCGTAAGCACGATTTTCTTGGGCGCGGTGCTTCGGGTTGCAGGGGCTACCACGGGCGCTGACTTCTTAATTGGTTTTTCCGAGGAAAAAGCATCGGGGAAAACCTGCCGTATCCGAGTATTGATCCGGTCGAAGTATTCATCGCTGTTAGTGTTAAACCCACTCTCCACAAGTTTTTTGTGAACAGTTAAAGCGACAGCAGTCATTTCCTGAGACAGGTCATCAGATTTCCCAAACCACGGATTTGAGTCATACCAAGCAGCGACTTTGGGATCTAACTTCTGCTCTCGTTTAAATTGTTCAGGTTCGGGTTTTACCTCAGTTTCTGGGTTTTGTAAAGGGGGTGGTTTAAAACTCTGGATACGCTCGGCTTTGATTTTGGCGGCAGTTAATTCTTCCTGCGCGGCGACTACCCCGTCTGCATCTCCCGATTCATAGGCTTCTTTGTATTTTTTCTTGGCCGCTTCTACCTCATTTGCAGCCACTACTTTGGCCTGTTCAATCAAGACCTGCTGAGTTTTTCCGTGATTACTTTGGAGCTTTTTATTCTCCTCAATTAGCTTTTGGGACAAAGCCAGCAATTCTTCCCGCTCTCGCCATGCAGCTTCTTTGGCACGCCTTTCTTCGTGATAACCCTTGGAAAAGTGCCGGATACGGTTTCTAGTATTTTCATCTTTGTACTGCGCCAATTCCTCCTCGGTTACTTCCGCAGGAGGATCTTTCATGGGCGCTCGATTCCTATCTTCTTCGGGGGTGTCATCCACCACCTCGATCTCGGAATCCCCTTCTACTTCTACCTGCAAGTCTTTGGAACTTTCTTTTTGTTCCGCCACTTCGTCAGGAAATTTAAATTCATCTTTTTCAGCCATTTTTTTCCCCTTATGCCCTAGAAATGCCACGCGGATCTTCCACTACAGCCTCAACAGAATCATCGTTAATGATCCTAAATTCTCTGCCATGGATTTTTACCCGGGTGCCGCTGTTTGGACGAACCAAAATAAAGTCCCCAACCTTACAAGACGGCCCGGAAGGAAACCGGGTTTTGTCTGCATAAGCATCTGGACCCATTTTGACCACAAACAACACGGGCGACATGACCTCCTCAAAATGCATGGTCTGATTGGCCTTGACGATCCCGTTATCAAAGTTTTCGTCAATTTCAGGCAGAACACACAAGAGGTGATACGTCGCAGGCTCAGGTAGCTGTTTAGCTTTTTCTTCCTGCGCTTCCGGTAGCTTGGAGAGATTCCCCAAGGCATCGGAGATAAGAAGCTCACTCATCATCGGACTCCATCTTTCGCACGAGGTCGGTTAGGAAAGAATGTGCTAGGGATAGACCCCGGATCTCCCCGCACATATTCTGGTATGAGGCGTAGTCATTCGCAGCCCCATCACAAAGAGCGTTGACGATGGATTTTCTCCGCTCTTCTATGTCCTTCATCACCACATCCAATGCAGTCATGGATTACCTCCGGACTTGCTTGGTCATGTGTTTCAACATATCTGTTTGAAGTTTTTTATTATCAAACCTATCTTTTATGTTTAAACGCGCAGCTTCTTTTTGCGCCTCTATAGCTAAACGCTCTTGTTCAAGCTGAATTTTTTGTTGAGCAATCTGGAAATCCCTTTGGCTATCAGCTTCTTTTCTTTGAAGCTCCTGAGCACGAAGCTGGAGTTCTGCCTGCTGCATTTGCAGCATAGGATTTTGGGCGGCTTGTTGGGCTTGTTGCTGTTGCGCCTGAGCTTGACTGACTTGAAGAAGCTGTTGGGCCGCTTGAGCAACTAAGCGGGAGATTTGCGTTTCGGCCTGTTCATCCAATTCCGCATCGGGAGGTGTCATGGGGACACCTAACTGCTCTTCTATGTTATTTCTGTAGGCAAATGCCATATGTTCTGCCACATGAGCCATGATTGCGCCTTGCATTTGCGCCGCCATAGGACTCTGCCCAATCATTTGCATGATAGAGGGGTCTTGTAGCAGGGCCATATGAGTAGCGATATGCGCTTTATGGTCCTGATAAATAAACGCTTTGGTGGGTTTTCCGGTAAGAAAGCTCATATTTTCGGATACCGGGTCCCTAGGTTTTTGCTCTTCTGCCAAAGGAATCAGCTTATCGGCGTTTTTAATGCCCAAAACCTCCAACATCTGTCTATGAAGGTTAGGAAGATCATAAATTTGGGGTGCGCCTTGGGCTAACTGAAGCGCCGCCTGATACTGCATGATCCTTTGTGCCATGGTGGCAGCATTAGGATCAGAAACAGGGATGATCTCTACCCTGTCGTAGTCTTCTTGCTTGGCTGCGCGGTCTCCACCTACCGGAATATAGGAATAATCCGGCGGCATGTTGTCCCGAATGATCTGTTTTAGTAGTTTAAACTCCATTTTCAGGCTGGAATGCACCCTAGCCTGTACCGCGCTCATCGTTTTTAGCTGTCTTTCCAGTAGCGCAAGCGTTGTTCCTACCGGCGCCTGTGAAGACATGTCACTAAACTTCAGATCCGCTATGGCAGCAAGCCTTCTGCCCTCATCTGTCAGTCTCTCTAGAAGAGCCGCCAAGACCTGAGAAGGCTCTTTATAGGGCAGCGGCATGATGTTGTCGCGCAAGGCTCCTGCTGCGACATCCACATCCCTAAACTCTCCCGGGGCGATAGGGGTGTCATCGCCTTTAACCCTCATGCCTCGGGTCTTTAAACCTCCGGGGAGGTTTGCCAGTGTTCCGGCATCCACCAACTGCCGAATAATGGCGGTTCCAGCCCGGGCGTAGCCTCCAATAATATGAATAAACCCAAGCCCATACGCGCCAAATCCCGGCACATAGACATACTGGGTGAAATGCTGTCTTTTGAGCTTTTTATCGTCCTCTTCGCGCCAATTCCTTCTGATAGACAAAACCTTTTGGGTTCCTCTTTCGATAGTTATTACATATGGAAGTCCAATTTCGGTTTCTTCGCCATTTTCGTCGGTGTCTTCATAGCCTTTGAGGTTCCAGTCCACATTGATTTCTAGGACTTGATAACGGCTGTCGTCATTGAGGGAGTAGCCCTGTTCTTCGGCTTTCTTCTTTTCAATGTCGGTAAACATCCTCATGGGTTCTCCGAGTTCGACTCGGCGGTAGAAACCATCTGCCATGAGTTTATTAAGTTCATTTTCCGTCTTACGCATGATGTGGGTCACGCGCTCGGCGGTATATACATTCGACGCCCCGTAAGGAATGATCAGGTCTTCTGCCTGAACATACATAGATGCCTGTCTTCCGAGGGTGGTGTCGAAATAAACCTTCTTAAAAGCTGTCCCGGCCAGCCCAAGTGAATACAGCATCCTTTCATGTTCTGGGCGGTACTCCACCATCTGATCTGTCAGACGGTAGTTCATATCATCCTTCACCCGGACGGCTGATTCTTTGTTTTCTGCGGTCTCTTCACCAATGATTTGAGTCTTGACCGGACCTTGGGCGGGGAAGGTTTCGGTAATCATCTCAGACTGAAACCTGATGGCAGCTTCATTTAGAAGCGGAGAAAACACCCCACAGGCACCCATCCAAGGTTCTGCCCGTTCTTCATACTTCATCCCAAGAACTTCCAGCCCTTTGACATACATCTCCACCCAATCTTTTCGGGAGTTGATGTCTGCGTCCACTTGGGCAATTAGCTCAGAGGCCAAGCTCTGGAGAGCGCCCTCATCCATATATTCAGCTAAGTTGGCACCAAAATCTTCAGCCGTCTCTGGCTCTCTTTCTAGGCTGATTTCTATCCCACCCATTCGGATATCTACAGACTCCGGATCTTCAATTTCAATCTCCATTACGGGTTCATCACCCATTTCTTCGGGGGTCAATGCAACCAAGGCGCTGTCAATATTGGTAGCCATGGAAATCCTCAGTAATAAGCCACACGGCGTTGATGAAATGGTTCATCTGGCTCATCAGATGAAACCGATATAAAGCCTCCCTGCCGAAAACGCATGAGGGCTTGTGAAGCGGAGTCGGTGAGGTCGTCATAATCCCCATTGGGAAATGACGCCATTTCTTCTACAACTTCCTCTGCCCAGCGTTTTTCCGGCCTCCATACTACCCCCGAGGCAAACAAATCTGAAACAGAATTCACCCGGGCAACCTTATCCTGCCCCTTATAAGGGGTGTACTCCGATAACGGTATACCCATTTTCCGTAACTCATAGATCAACGGAGATCCCGCCGCCCTCTTTTCCACAATCAGGGTGTCCGGGTTCCATTCTTTCCACATATCAAAGGCTTTTTGCTTGAGATCAGGAAACTCCATCCGGTCCCTAAAAGCATCCAAGAGGATGATATTGGGCTTGGTCTGCCCATCTTTATCCTCCCGGTAAAAGATTCCCCAAGTCGTGCAGGCTGAGTAATCAGCCCGGTTGTGCTTCTCAAAGGCTGTGTCCCAACTCTGGATCACATACTCACAAGACGGAGGATATTCATCTGCCCAAATCTGCCAGAACTCCCGCTTGATAATCGCCCCCTCTTCAGAGGTGGGGTTCTGTTGGTACTGAGCTTCCCATTTGGCTACCGGCAGTTCTGCCTTGATAGCCTCAATTTCTGGCTTTTTCCAAAACTCCGGCCAGAGCAAATTTCCCGAAGGGAGAATGGCAGGAAACTCTATAACCTCCCAATCATCCGTCCCATCCTTAGAAGAGTTCTTAAGAATCTGCCCCGTAAGATCTCTTTTTGCCCATCGGGTCATAACTATGATGATGGCTCCCCCGGGCTGTAACCGCTGTCTAGGACCGGACGTATACCATTCATACACATTGTCATAGACCGCAGGATTGCCCTGTTTAGCCTCCTGCTCAGAATGCGGATCATCAATAATCAAAATATCCGCACCCTTACCTGTTACCGCACCACCCACCCCGATAGCAAAATAATCCCCACCCTGTTCCGTATTCCAACGGCCTGCGGCCTTGGAATCCGAAGATAACTTGGTTTTAAACACTTTCTGATAAGCCTCACTACTCACCAAGTTCCTAACCTTCCTACCAAACCCCACCGCTAACTCTGCTGTATGCGCCGTCTGAATGATTTTCTTTTCAGGAAATCTGCCTAAAAACCACGCTGGTAACAGATACGAAGCAAACTCACTCTTGGTATGCCGGGGAGGCATATTAATAATCAACCTCTTTAACTCCCCCTTAGCCACCCTCTCAAAGGCATCTGCCATGATCTTGTGATGTTTACCGCTAATAAACACCGGCCACATCTGCTGAACAAAAAACAAAAATGAATCTTTACACCTCTCTACACGATCCATTTCCAATAACTTCAGAATCTTCTTCCTCTCAGCCTCTGGCACCTTATCTACTATCGCCAGATAACCCCCCATCTCTTTTTGCGTCAGCAAACTCATAGAGCACTAATCTCTTGTACAGACCGATCCACCACCCGGATAGACAAATACTTTCTTGGCTTAGTCGCCAACAAACCCTCTTCCTCCAACCTATGCACAATCCTGTGCATGTTAGACCTAGACTTCATCCCCAAACCACGCGCCAAAATGGCATACGACGGCGGCGCACCATGGATCTTTATATACGCCTGAATAAACTGCAACACCAATTGCCACCGTTTGGTCATTTTTGACCGTTTTCTGCCCATAACCTCTCGACCTCCGCATGTTCAATAAACGCTTCCTTAGATTGTCTCAGCCAAACAATAGCTTCAGCCAAACTATCAGCCGCTGATAAGAAATCCTTCTTCAACGCCTGATCATGCGCCAACTTCATCTTTTGATTTGCTACCAACATCGGATATGCATAGTCCTTCATACAACCTCACTGTTCGCATTAATGTTTTCAAAAATATATATACCCCCGGGGGGTCGGCATTTGGCAAAGAAGGGGGGGTGTTTCCATGGTGATTGGGAGAGTGGATTCGAGCGTAAACGGCTGACGGGTGGTCATCGCGCATTGTGGGGGGGTGGGATGCCAGTAGGTCCCCTCTCCCCCCGCCTCCAAGCTTGCCAAGCCCCCCGTTTACACCTCAACCTTTAAACCTTCCCTTTCCCGGCGACCAGTCGAAGGTGCGCGGTAAGTTCCCGGCGCAATTGCTCGGCGGTGATGGGCGGCTCGGCGGCTTGTGCTTGCTCGCGCCATATCCCTGCGGAACGTCCGAGAAGTTCGAGGGCCTTTAAACGTGTCCCCTCTTGCTTGCCTACTTTGCTCAGTGACACAAGGCTCCGCATCACATAGCGCTTAGTCGCGACTAGATCATCCGCGAGCGCCTCAGTTGTTTCGCTCCACCCGTCTTCGATCAGTTTCTGGACCCTCGGATCGCGCATAAGCTTCGCGGCGGCGGCGCTCACTGACGCATCACTCCCCTTTGCATCGTAAGCTTCACGATAAGCCTGTCGGCGTGATTTTCCCTCGATGACTCCCTGAGCGAACTTTAGTGCGTTAACAGTAAGAGGCGGCTTTGGCCGCCCTATTCCTATTACCTGCCCATCTGCTCTTACTCTTGGAGGCTCTGCGAGTGCCGCCGACTGTTCCGCTTCGCTGTCACCCATGCCCCGGCTGTTTAAACGCTCCAACATTTCTGCGACCGTGACCTCATCCTCAGCGTCATCCCCCGCTGAATCCAGAAGCTTTCGATAATCCTCACCCGTCAATTTACTCATCATTGATCCCTTCTATCGATAACCTTTAAACCATAGCCGTTCGCATCATAGCGCCCAAAAGGGCGCTTGTCCACACCTTATCCACAGCCTGTGGACAACCTGTGGATATCTAAATTGTCCATTAGGGAAAACCCGCCATGTATGCATTTCCACTGTTTAAAACCACATGCCGCCAAAAGCCTTTAAACGGGCCTGTAAGCGATTTTCTCGATTTCTGATGGTTCGGTACCAACAGACCGCCGATCGTGCCACTGGCGAGGTTTCGACTTTTTCGGAACGCTCAAACACTGGGCAAAAAACCAGACTGGCACAAGCCTTGCCGAGACCTCGAAACTTGCACCAAAACCTCAAAACAACCCACTAGATAGAGCACCATCAACAACACTGGCAAAAGTGTTTGACATGCACTAGTGCTAGTGCTCTAATGATGCTTTTTGGTTGTTTTTTGGGCGCGACGCCCGGAAGGAAGGAAGGCATGACCTACGCAACGCGTGAAGCTTGGCTACAGGACGCCGCAGGTGAGCTTGCCGCAGTAGTGGGAGCGGCAGCAGGGACCTACCCGAACTCGATCCGCATCGCTTGCGGGTTCCCGTCAACGCACCGCCGCTCGGGCGCCTTGGGCGAGACGTTCGCCGCGACCGACTCGGCCGACAGCACCATCGAGGTTTTGATCTCCCCGACTGTCAGCGATCCAACTGAGGTACTCGCAGTCTTGACCCGACAGCTTTGCCAAGCCGCAGCAAGTAACGCAGCACTGACCCGCGCCTATGCGGCGCTCGGCATCGTCCCGGGCAAACCCCGCGATATCCCCTCAGTGAGCGGCATCAACTTAAACGCCATCGCTCAGGCGCTCGGCGCCTACCCTCACGCGACCCTTAGCCTGTCCGACCGACCGAAGGCCGCGACCAGATTGCTCAAGGGTGAATGCCCGTCTTGCGGGTACACCATCCGACTAACGCAAAAATGGGCCAACAAGGGCCTCCCGACTTGCCCGTGCGGCGACCTCATCAACTTAGGAGTCTGAGACATGGTTTCAATGCACACCCCTCTCGCAGCAGTGCAAGCAGCATGGGCAAGCGCCTACCCGGGCCAAGCTTTTCCCGGCAAGGTCGCGGCAGTCGCAGCACTCAGCAAAGGCGCACCGGCAGCACCCGCACCGACCGCCGCGCCAGTCGATAGCCCGAAGCTTGAAGCGCTGAGCGTAGCGCTTGAGGCAACAGACAAAAGGGTGGCGCAGATCGACACACATTATGCGCACCGACTCGCAGCGACGGAAGAGACAATCACTCGCTTGGATGATCGCCTGACGGGAGAAATTCAGGGAATCGGAGGCCAACTGACGAGCGTGAGCGCTTCTATTGCTTCACTCGACGCCGCAGTGCGCAATCAGCGCCCCGCCATTGATCCCGTTGCAGTGACCGCTCAGGTCGCCGCCGCAGTGCGCGATGCGTTCGAGGCGTACCGCCCTCAGGCCATGGGCCATGAGGCCGAGGCCCTCGCAATCGCCGATGCGCAACCGACCGGAATTGCAGACCCCTCAGCGCTTTTCGGTTTAAACATCCGGACAGCGAAGGGCGAGGCCGTTCAAGTGATGCAGTACGCAGCGCCGACCGCTGAGGCCCCGGACCCGTTATTTATATGGACCGAGGCCCCCCTGCGTCACCTTATCCACGCCGAACGAACGGGGCAGAATGTCTGGCTCGGAGGTCCCAAAGGGACCGGGAAAACGGAGACAGTCAGACAGTACGCAGCCCGGACTGGCCGCCCTTTCTGTCGGATTAACTTTCACAAATACAGCACGGCCGAGGAAATAATCGGCGCGACTGGTTTAAACAATGGCGCGACAGTGTTTCAGCCCGGACCTTTCCTGCAAGCTTTCACCACGCCCGGATGCGTGATTTTGCTAGACGAACCGACCAATGCCGACCCGGGCGAGCTTGCGATCCTGAACGGACTATTAGAGCCGACCGCCGCCGTAACCATCGGCGGCACGGTATGGCGCCGCGCCCCGGGCGTGATGATCTGCGCCGCCGACAACACGCTCACAAACGGCGACGCATCAGGGCGTTACGCGGGTACGCGCCAGATGAACTCCGCATTCGCGGATCGATTCGGGAGCGTGATTGCTTTTGATTACCTCCCCTTGCAGACCGAGATCGACGCTATCGTCAAGCACACTGGCTGCAACTCAAACCTCGCAGAGCACGTTATGCAAGCCATCACCGTTGCGCGGTCCAAGGTTTCGACGGGCGACATTATCGACGCGCCATCAATCCGAAGCGTGATCGCTTTCGTCCGGGCTTTGGACATGTTCCCGGTCCGCGAAGCTTGGAACTGTTCAATCGCCGCCCGTCAACCGGAAGAGTCGGCGGTCGCGCTACAAGGCATTTATGAAGCTTGTATCAACGAATCATTTATCACCACTTGGCTATGAGGTTTAAACCATGAACGCTAACATTCTGCTTAACCGCCCCGCCATTCGCGGCCACGAACTTCGCAAGGGAGTCGAAACTTTCGGGCATCACGTTTGCAAAGCGCTCAAGCTTCGACCAGTGACCATCGAATGGGTCCCGATCCCGACCGCCGCGATCAACGCAAGCGGAAAAATGTATTTGAGCGCCGTGCGCGATGATGCCCGGATCGTTCGCGCCGATGTTTTGCGATTCCTTGGTTTTGTGGTGCATGAATTGTTGCACCGCAAATATACCGACTTTGGGGTGATCGCCCACGGTCCGCAGATGCTCAAAGCCTTGCACAACGCGGTCGAGGATGCATGGATCGAGCGCCGCGCTATCGCTCGCGGTCTACTCGGCAACATCGACTCGCTGCTCACCGGACTACTGCGCGGCATGACCGCGCAAGCCGCCGCCGAGGCGGCAGACTGGACCGATCCCGCGAATTACCCGTTTGCCCTCGCCGTGACTTTGCGCCAATACCCGGGCGTGACAGTCCCGCTCGCTCAGGGACTCGCGCCGATTTTCGCCGAGGCGGCGCGACGCGTGGACCAGTGCCAGAACAGCACCGACACGCTCACACTAGCGCAGTGGGTGCTCGATCAACTTCAAGCGCTCCCAGAACCCGCACCGCAACCTGGGCAGGGCGAGCAGGGCGAGGAGCAGGGCGAGCAGGGCACCGAACAGGGCGAGGCCGCTCAGGGGTCCGAGAAGGGCGAACAGGGCGCCGAACAAGGCGAGCAGTCCGCGCAGGGCGCCGAACAGGGAGAAGGGTCCGAGAAGGGAGAAGGCGGCGAGGAGCAGGGCGAAGGGTCCGAGAAGGGCGAGCAGAGCGCTCAGGGCGAACAGTCCGCTCAGGGTGAAGGGTCCGCGCAGCAGAACCCCGGACCGGCTCGACCAGTCAAGGGCGACGAAAAAGCGCGGCAAGTAGAGCCTAACATCGACGCCGGGGAGGCAGGTTCATGCGGATCATGGACCGAACGCGCCAACATCAGTCGCCCGGGCGCTCACCTCTCCCCTTTAGTTAATCGACGGTTCGAGGAGATAAGCGCTCCCAAACTAGAGCGTGAGGTCCGCGCTTTGTTCGAGGATTCTGGCTCAACGCTTTTTTCGCTCAACCGCCGCCATGGCGCGATCAACACCTCAGCACTGGCGCGTGTAGGCTCCACTGATCGACTGTTTAAACAGCGCCGCGACATTGAGGGCATTGACAGTGCAGTGGTGATATGCCTCGACATTTCCGGCTCGATGTTCGGCACTCATAAACGGATCGAGGCCGCGCAATCAACTTGCGCACTCCTCTTGCGGGTGCTCAATCGGGCGGGTGTAGCAACCGCCGTAGTGACATTCGGCTACACCGCGAGCGTAGCAATCCCATGGTCCACGCCGACCGCCAAGGCAACCGAAGCGCTGAAACGGATTGACCATGAGAACCATACCAACGACTTTGCAGCCCTGCGTTTAGCGCATGACATGTTGCTCAGCCGACCGGAATCTCGCAAGGTTTGCTTTGTACTGACCGATGGAATCGGCGAGGTCCAACAAGCGACAGAGCAGGTCCGCGCAGGTGATGCGCTCGGCATCACGACGATCGGCATCGGGATTCAGCTAGACATTTCGCACATCTACCCGCGCACTCTGAAAATCAAAGACCTCGGTGCCTTGGCGACCGCATCGCTCGCCAAAATCAAAATTGCGGCATGAACCCGGGGGCCTTGCCCCCTTTTTTTGGAGGTTTAAACCATGAAAGTCAAAGTTAGTGAACTGCAAGGTGCCGCCCTTGATTGGTCGGTGGCCTTAGCAAATGGGCAAGAAGAATTTTGGACGACAGACAATTACTCGACTAATTGGGCACTGGCAGGGCCGATCATCGAGCGGGAGGAACTTTCCGGTTTGAAGTGCTACAGCAGCAACGAATGGGAGTGCAACAACGGCCCCATTTTTTGCGAAGGTCCAACCCCGCTCATCGCAGCGATGCGCTGCTATGTCGCCTCGCGCCTCGGCGACGAGATTGAAATTCCCGACGATATTGGAGCGCTATGAGACCCTTCGACTATCTCATCGCCGCCGCAACGGCGCTTGCGGTTTATGTTTTGATGATATGGGGACTCGCATGATCTTCGCCGTGACCGCTCGCAATCCGGAATACCTCAAGGCAATCTATCCCGCGCCAGTCGAAATTGTGAACACCCGCGACGAGATACCCGGAGGGTGCGGCTTTATCGAATGGTCCGGGTGCTTTTGCGCTTACCATATGATGCGCCGCCCTCGCATAGCTTACCCGCTAGGCAGGTTCAAAAGTATCAGAGCCGCACTCGCCGCCGCTCGACGGTAACCTCAACCGCTCCCACCTAACCCGCTACGGCGGGTTTTTTTTCGCCCGTTCACCCCGAAAAATTTAAACGCCTTAACCCGGCGGAGACGGCGGCTGGGCTGGACTGGGCTGGACTGGGCTGGACCGGGTTGCTAGTTTAAATGTTTAAACGCATCGACATCGAATCGACATCGCATCGATCCCACGGCGACCTCGGCCACCCCCCACCCCAAGGGTGGGGTACTGGCATCATCGGTGGAGGGTCATCGGTGGAGGGTCATTGGACAAAATCCAAATCACTCAATTTAGACTTTTTAGAACTTATCCAAGTCCTCGGTGTATGTCCCAGAACTTTGGTTGTAAATCAGGGTTGTTTCTCCCTGTTTGCCTACCCATCTGTAACGGGATTTCCATACCGCAACTTCCACGTTGTCCTCTGCCCTGTGGATTGTGATTCCACAATCTGCCTTGGCCCACCATGCCATGCTTCCCGAAATGCTCATGCCATCCGGGCGAGGCTGATCGTTGCCCGAACGGTTCATCTTGCTCGGATGCGCCACAAACCAACAATGAACATCGTGAGTCATACAGAACTTTCTAACCTGCGTAAGCATCTGGCTGATTGATTCTGTTTCGGTCCTGTTGGACCGATCCATCTCAATGTAGTTGTAAGGGTCTATCACCATGCCGCGAATACCCATCCGTTTAATCGCACCCCTAGCTCGGGCAAGGATGGAATCCAGCGTGCTGGGTTCTTCGCCGTTTACATCAATGAACAGGAAATGATCCTCAACAAATTTAAACGCCAACGCTTTGTCTACAGCAGACATTTGATCGACGCCGTTGAAAAATCGCTTCCCAATGTAAATCTCCATCAACCGGACGATATGCACCTCTGGCTGATTCTCAAAGGAACACAACACAAACTTCCAGTCTTGAGACTTGGCTAAGTTGACCATGATCTGGTCTACAAAGTTTGATTTGCCAGAACTTGGATAGCCAGTGACCACCGAAAGCTGCCCCGGTGCAATGGTGTAAATCTTGTCTAACGATGGATATCCGGTCGAGAAGCCGCTACCTGAGCCACGCGAATACAAATCATTGATACGGTCGAGAAAGACCGTGGCGTCCGAAAGACCAGAGATTGGATAGGCAACTGCCTTGTCGATAATTTCCCGAATGTCCTCGGCTGCATCCAGCCTCGTCGGATCTGTGAGGACATCGTTTAAATCCTTTTTGTCAAACTTCGCAACTCTGCACTTCTCTTTCCCAATCCTGCGGGCCAATTCTTCAGTTAAAGCTTGGCCCGGACCATCTTGGTCCGTGGCCAGAACAATGTAGGGTGCCTGCTCTAGAATCTTGTCAGCATTCCATACATAAGAAAACTTCTTATCTTCTTCGGCAGAAACTTTGCCATCCGAAACTTTCTGTGGAGCGCCGTTTGGAACCGAAATCACATTTTCAATCCCAACTTCCATGCAAGTTAAACAATCAATCTCACCCTCAACAATGACGATTGGCTTGCCCGGGATGATGTGATTGATGCCAAAGAAATCATGCGCTCCACCCTGCTCCTGCGTGAAATCTTTGTCGGGTATCGCTCGGTACTTCGCAGACACCAATGTGCCATCTCGGAAGTACGGAAATCCGATGCAATCGGATTGTTTCTCAAGCCGTTTAAAGAATTTGGAAGCTGCAAACAACTGCATTTTGTCGGCAGTCGCCTGCGAGATCCCACGACTTGCAAGATAAGAATAATGATGAGCCTTTAAACTAGACTCAAGTATTTCTGCCGTTGGAACCGGCAATGCTGTAGGCATCTGCTCTCTCCTTGGTTGCACTGACCCGTTAGCATCGCAATGGTGGCAGTAGTAAACAACTGCCCCATCAGATTTTCTAGTCAGCGTCATTTCCTTCAAGTTTTTCTTTTTTCTCTCCGGTGAACAATACGGACACCGGACTCTGGCTGTGTCGCCACTGAATTCTGGAATCATTTCATGCTGCCATCTTTGTTCCGTTTAAAGCTCCTGTTCTTCGACGGCGATTGCAATTTCACACCGTCCTTGTTTCTGCCACCTTTGGATAACGCTACGGTGTGCGCAACATCTTTGCCTTGCCGATTTACACCTTCCGCATCCATCTTGCGTCGCGCTCTCTGGCGCTCCATCCTGTTGTCATGCTCGCCTCGGGCGAGCTGAGTCTTGTATTCCTGTTTATAGTTTCTCATTTGATCTGCCATAGGGTGATGGGTCTGCAATGCGCTTTCGGATCTTGGGCTGTGGTCCAACCCAATTTCTTTATCTTATTGGCCTTGGCAAGTCTAAGCAACACCGCGCCCCAAGCGCGGGTGTCAGGAGGATCTGAAAGTCCGGCTCGTTCTGCATGTAAACGAATCGCTTCGCTCGTCGTCTCGGAGCCTGCGTTTAAGCCACTCAAATACATGGCAGAAATCTGAAACGCCTGATCAGACCACCCCGGCGTTACTTGGTCAGCATGAGACACGGCTCTGTGAATCCCATCATCTCGCCGAGCCTTGGCCTGCTCTGCGGCAGGCCAATTACCAAAGATATCTAAAGTCAAAGTATCTTGTTTCATTTTCTCTCCTAAAATTTATAGACGAAAAACCTCACCCGGTATTTAAACACCGAGAAAAAGCTTTTCAGCCTGACGCTCTCGTTTATCTAGTCTGGTTCGGTCTTTTGACCTCACCCTGCGCATCTGGTCCCGTTCACCTTTCGGCTACTCAAGCACCACGCAGTTCGACACGTTTATCCGAATTGGTCGCGTCCACCGCATCGAGGGCTGGGTTATGGCCCCGTACTCATGGCGCGAAACAAACAAAAAAGCCGCTTACTGCTGCTCTCGGTGGAAACCCCCGGGTTGCGGAGGCGAGAGCATGAGTAAGCGGCCTTCTATGTCGGTTTCCACGCCAACATCAACATGTTGCAACAAATCTCAAGCGGTGTCAACACCCTCTTCTGTTTCTTGGTGAGGGCTACCTCAGACGCTTCAGATTAGGCGTCGCAGCTTCCGCTTAGACTCACTCATTATCATAGTCTTGATCATCCAAGTCAAGACCGTACTGATCAAATTTTTTCATGTCTTGCCACAGTTGATAGTTTATTCGGAATGCCCTGCGGTCCATGGGGTCCCACTCCCATATCTTGTGCGGCCCATCATTCTCCATCATGCGCAGCAGCCTTGACCGAGCTTGCCCCGGGTCGAAGTCTAACCATAGGGCATACTCGTTTAAACCAGCGACATTCTCGTCAAACAAGAATCTCATGGCAGTAAAAGCAGACCGTCTCATAACCAGCCTGTGCTTGTATTGCCTTGGTCGTCGGCAGGAATCGTTTAAAGCCGCCAGAACCACCTGAGATAAGAGGTGGCGCTCCGGGTTTGACGAAACATCAATCTCTAAGATCATGGTAAAATCCTCATTGAGTTCTCTCCTTCAAGAAGTTTTTCCCCGCGCCCTGCGGGGATTTTTTTTCCCATCGGTTCTACAGCAATCTCTGCCCTTGGACAGTCTTTGTCCAACCCCCAAAAGATGTGCTTCTCCTTGACCTGCCGGTCATTGACATAGAACACCCCCTGAAGCAAGTCAAGTATTAGGCTCTCGTCTAAATCGGGTCGCCGTGAGGCGTAGTAGATGGTGATGATGACTCGCACATCCTCTGTCAGCAACGGCGTTACAGGCTTCGCCTGAGAGAGAAACGTCTCAACATACGCCCTTGCCTTGTCACTCTTGATGAGCCTAGACAAGTTTCCGAAACGCACAATCTTGCGCGAATTTGCTTTTGATGCTGGTTCGCCGTACACTACTTGAAATAGTGCTTGCGAACCTTCATGTATAGTGCTATCGTTCAGTTTGTTCATCGACATGGAGCAACCTTTGAAGATTACAAACAACTTTGAAGTGCCTGCACCCCTCGTAACTCTGGCATCCAGAGAATATTACAGCAAGGGCAGTAGCCAGTATAGCGTGACTGAGCTATTGTCTCCTCCGAGAGTCAGGCGTTTGCGCGAACAGTACGATGCGCAGCTTACTCAGGATGTGGCAGATATGTTGTGGCCGCTGCTTGGGTCTGCGCTGCATGTGGTGATGGAGCGCGGTATCACGCCCGGATGGATATCCGAGGAACGGCTGTATGCCGAGGTCGATGGGGTAACAATCTCTGGGCAGATAGACCTTCAGCAAGAAACCCCTACAGGCGTGATCCTGCATGACTACAAGTTCACTAGTGTCTGGGCAGTTATGAACGATAAGACCGAGTGGGAGGAGCAGTTAAACCTTTATGGTTGGCTTGTGCGGACGGTGAAAAAGACGCCGGTCGAAGGTCTCAAGATTTGCGCTTTGCTTAGAGATTGGAGCCGCCATGATGTCAGCAAACCCGGGTATCCTCCGGCGCAAATTCATGTTCTGGATATCCCGGTTTGGGACCACGAAACTGCCACGAAATTTGTGGCAGAGCGCCTAGACCATCATCGTGAATCCAAGGTTTCCCAAAATTGGGGGGACAAACTGCCTGAGTGCAGCCCCCAAGAGAGGTGGCAATCAGAGACCACCTACGCCGTCCGGAGAGAGGGTCGCAAGACCGCTATCCGGGTATTTAAATCACTTGAAGAAGCAACTCAACTAGCCAAACAGGAGCAAGGATATGTCGAAACAAGACTTGGCGAATCAAAGCGCTGCACAGGAAACTACTGTGGAGTCGCAGAATTCTGCGAACAGTTTAGAGCACAGACTGCTCAAGCTGAATGTGAATGAACACACGGAGAGAAAGCAAAACCTGACTTACCTGAGTTGGGCGTGGGCGTGGGCAGAGGCGCTTAGGGCTGACCCCGCTGCTTCTTTTCGGGTTCATACCTTTACCACGGCTCAAGATGGGGCTAGCCCCGTTATGCAAATCAATGACACCGGCATGGTGTGGGTAGACGTTACTTTAAACGGTCGCACCCGAACCGGATTCCTGCCGGTCATGGATCACCGTAACAAGCCAATCTCAGAACCCGATGCTTTCCAAGTCAACACGGCGATCATGCGGTGCATGACCAAGACCTTGGCGCTCTTTGGATTGGGTCTTTACATCTATGCCGGTGAAGACCTGCCCGAGGATCAGGAAGAAGCCAAACCCGCCCCAAAAGCGGTTACAGAAGAGGTCAAAACCGATCCTAATCTTCCAGTGTTTGCAGAGGGATTGATTAAGTTCGTGGACATTGCCACGGATGAGAAATCCTTGCGCAGTTATTGGAAAGCTAATCAAACGCAGATAGACCAACTGAAGCAAGCACACCCAGATTTGTTTGCCGATGTACTCGCAAGATTTAAACAGGCGCAAGCCGCATTCAAGGAGATAGCAAATGCCTAAGTTCCAACACCGTCCCGACTCCGGTCGTTTGATGGCCTCGCAAACCAAGAAGCATGAGAAATCGCCGGACTATTGGGGAGAGATTGCAATCAATGTTTCTGATCTCACCAAGGTTGAGAAGCAAGGCGATCTGTTGATCTTTCGGCTGAACGGATGGAAGCGCAAAGCAGATTCTGGAGCGACTTACTTGTCGCTGTCTGTTGATCGTTGGGTATCTGATCGCCCAACAGCCAAGCCTCGTCCCACCCAAACTGAGGACATTAAAGATGACATTCCGTGGTGAAATGGCAATGCAATTCGAGTGCCGCAAGGTTGCTTTGAAGCAGGACAAAACCGGCTTTGTGCTGACCCTGTGTTTACACCCTGACGAAATCCCCGAAGAACTGCTGCGGGATTTTGTTGGGGCGCGCTATGCCGTAGCCATGGTCAGAGTGCAAGACGATGAGCAACCCACGGAATACCGCAACCGCACTCAGCAAGCCGCAATCCTATGTAAGAACTTGGCGTTCCAACATTGGGTGGGTGTCACCTCAGAACAAGCCGCAGCAGAGGCTGTGTGTAAACGGTGTGATATCGAGTCTCGCTCAGAGCTGAATGGCAACAAACAAGCTCAAGCCAAGTTCGATCAAATGATTAAGGAATACGACAATGCTGACCCGTTCCTCTAAACCACTAAAACCTTTCATGGCGTACATCGATGAAACTCAGTACAACCAGATGAAGAAGTTTTGCAACAAGAACAAATTGGCTATGTCGCAATTGATCCGTGAAGGCATTCAAATTCGCATCACCCCCGGCAATCCGTACACAGAAGGCTATAACGCCGGTATCAAATCTGCCATGAAAGTTGTGGCAGACAACAAAGCTTCTGCGATGCGTTTTCCGAGCGGCAAATCATTTGCCGAATTAATCAACGAAGATTTGGAAAAGGTGATATTGCATGAAAATGTTGAGGGGTGACAGGAATCAATGCCAAATTTGCAAACAATTTTTTAACAGCACTGGTGCTTTTGAAAAACATCGAACCGGAAAGCATGGGGCAGACCGACGATGCAAGACGCCCGAAGAAATGGTGCAAAGCGGCATGGTCTTGCGTCCCGATGGCTTTTGGATCGGTAGTCAAATGAAAGGATACAAGGAGAATGAACGTGATGACAAAGTACAAGAAAACCACTGATGTCCAAGCTACTTGGCGAGAACACGGGTGGAAGTCTCCCAGCGAAGACCCGGAGATTGTTGCCAAGTGGAACCTGTATCGCACTTTAAACACAGAAAAAGATGTACCAACTTTTTTAGGAGAGCAGCATGAAGAAAAGTGATATCGAAGAAGTCCAGATCGTTGAACTCAAACGAGCCAGAATCGTTTACCACGTTGTCGGGGAGACGCCGCTGATTATGAACAGCATGTCTTCCAAGGCGAAGCGGGACATTCTTCTGCCTCGCGGTCGCAAGACTGCCATCGAAAAGCAGTCTTCTCTGAAACACAATCCGGTACAGGAATACCGGGACAGCGTGTATCGGGGAAAGAAGGGTGGCGAGACAGCCTTGGCTATCCTCAACACCCAGTTTAAAGCGGCACTTTGCACGGCTGCTTTGGATGTTCCCGGCGCCAAAAAGACTCAGATTGGCAGACTGACGAGCATCGAGGGAGGGGAGCGAATTGCCCTGTACGGTGTCCCGCAGATCTTTTGTTCTGTGGTGAGGTCTGCCGACATCAACAAGACTCCGGATATCCGTACCCGAGCGATTGTTCCCAAGTGGGCCTGTCAAGTTGAGGTGACCTATGCCACGCCGGTGTTAAACGCCACGGTCATTTCTTCCCTCTTTGCGACCGCAGGGTACACCATGGGGGTAGGAGATTGGAGGCCCCAGAAAGGCTCCGGAACCTATGGCCGATGGAGGATTGTTGACGAAGATGATCCCGAGTATCTGGACATTATCCGGACAGGGGGGTTAGATGCACAAATTGAGGCTTTGGAAAACCCAGAACCTTACGATGAAGAAACGGAGGAACTCCTCTCATGGTATGACTCTGAAGTCATTCGCCGTGGGGTTAAAGGTAAACCTGAACTAAAAGAGGCAGCATGAACAACACCATCGTGAAGGAGCGGCTAGAACAGATAGCCAGAGTTCACGGTGGTGTCCTCCGACCCAGTGATGTGGTCGAGGATGCCCGTGATCCGTCTAGCCCTCTGCATGAATTGTTTGAATGGAATGTTGATGATGCGGCGTATGAGTTCTGGCTTCAGACAGCCAGAAAAATCATTGCGTCAGTCAAGGTCAACATTGTCACCGAAACCATCGCTTTAAAGGCTCCTGCCTATGTTCGTGACCCTCGGATGCATGGGAGGGAACAGGGCTACATTGCCACGGTTTCTGTCAAAACAGACAGAGATGTAGCCTTAGAGGTTTTGAGCGCGGAGGTGAATAACATTCTGTCGGCGCTACGCAGGGCTAGGAATGTTGCTACAGCCTTAGATATGGATGATGAACTGAATGCCTTGATGGATCAGTTCATGGATATGCAGATTCGTTTAAAGCAAGCCGCATAGGACTGGCTGGTTGAGTTCTGAAGAGATAAGGCGGTTGTGGACAGACATGATGCGATCAGTTACGGAGAAGCATGGCGGTTACGGACAGGATGGGCTTGATCTATCCGGCGCGGCATGGTCGGGCGAGGCAAGGCGGTAACGGACGGGTTGGGTCGGTCGGGTCGGGTGCGTTTTGGCGGTTCAGGTTCGGACGGGCAAGATGTGATGAGGACGGACAAGTTCCGGTTGGGCGGTTGCGGACGGGCAAGACCCGATGGGGAAAAAACAGGTGAGATTTGGCGGTAAGGGACGGGCTAGATTAGATCGGGTCTGGTGCGGTCTGGCAAGGCAAGGCGGTTCGGGATAGGCAGGATACGAATCGATGCGGCGAGGTTTGGCGGTTCTGGTTTGGACGGCGGGGACCGGCCGGATACGAATCGATGCGGCGAGGCGGTTAAGGCTAGACGAGATACGGTGTAGGTTTGGCTTGGCGGTTTACATCAAAGGAAATCACATGCATTTATCCAGATGGATTGCTGCTTTGCTTTTAGCATTCTCCGTGAATGCTCAGGCAGAGTTTAAAGATGGGAATGATCTTTTAAAAGATCTTGAGTCCAACAACATAGTCGATGAAATGGTAGCTCTTGGATACATCATAGGAGTGTCGGATGTGGGTGTCGGAATCATTCATTGTGTACCACACGGGGTGAGGGCTAAACAACTGGTGGACATGACCCGCAACTACCTTAAGCTATATCCATCTGACCGGCATTTGTCCGCAGACACGTTGATTAATCGGATGTTGAAGGCGCAATGGCCCTGTAAGAGGAGCAATACATGAGCTATATTTTTGCGTCTTTGCCTCCGGTTAAATGCTTTGTCAAGCAGGAATTCCTCTACAACTTTAATAAAGGGCATGGAGAGTTAGAGCCTGCCATCTGGATCAGTTTAAAGGCGTTGCGGGGTCAAGTATTTAGGATTGAGTCTCTCCTTCCTAACTACGGCGCTCTGTACGACAAACTTCCCATCCATGCTTATGTATGGAAAGAAGACGCGACCAACCTCCCCATAGATGTTTTGCAACTTTGGGATTGCATGGGGTATCGGTTTACGGTGGGCGAGAAGATTGGCCTTAGAAATCTTGGTGTGAAGTTCCTTGGAAAAGACCGGGAATGGCATTTCGGAAATTACATGTTCACGGTTGACTTCTGTGCCGATGGGATGGATCTTGACACCGGATTCAGCGAACAGGCTGAGGAGCATAAATCCTTCAACTTTATTCGGTTGGAGGGGGGTCAGTTTGCTGTGCAGCCAAACAATCGATGCCTCTGGTATGACCAGAGTCTGGTGTCACCGATTTCTAAGTCGCCAGATTTTGAGGCAGCAAAACAGTTCTGGTCTGTAGATGGAACAAGGAAATGGACAACAAGCGACGATTGGTTCTACGACATAAAGGAACGAAATGAACTGCCCTAAATGCCAAGGTAAAACAAAGGTCACGCGATCATTTGATTTGTTCCGTAAACGCCTGTGCCTCGGATGTGGTTTCACGTTTGTCACCGAGGAGGTGGTACGGCCAGACGGAAAGGTGCCATTTAAATGAACCGCGATGACATCATCAGGATGGCGCGGGAGGCTGGGCACGCCATTCGCAACATTGACGGCGAGGATGAGGTAATGGATGGCGATAACTATCACATTCAAACAGAACTCATTGAACGCTTTGCCAACCTTGTCGCAGCAGCGGAGCGTGAACGCATTATTGCCAAAAATGCGCCAGAAATTGAGCGAGTAAATGCATACATCAAGGCGCTAGAAGACGATCTGAAACAAATCTCCAGTCTGAGCGCCTTGTGTGAGACGTTGAACAAACTGCACGAAACTGCTGTGCAGATGATCCAGCCTGCGGTGGAGATGGCTGTTCACAAAGAACGTGCGGCCTGCGCCAACCTTTGCGATGAACACCACGGACATGAATGCGCCGCAGCAATAAGAGCAAGGGGAGAGAAATGAATGACTGGAACTACCAACACAAAATTACAGAGCGGCTTGTTGAAGAACTTCTTGATGTGATTCATAAGTATGACGAAACAATGGTGGTCGCTACTGCTATTGGATGTCTGGACGTCGTGAAGGCGCAACTGATTGCCGATGTGCTGGAAGGAAATGAAGATGACTAACCGAGAACTGATGCAAGAGGCGCTGGAGGCGCTAGAGGAACTCAACAAGTTGAGCATTGGTGAAAACGCCATCTGTTTGCCAGCGGAGATTGATGGTGCGATGGACGCTCTCCGCGCTGCAATCGAACAGGAGCATGAGCCGGTGGAATGTATGTGTGGTATTTGCAAGCTAGGTAAACGGGAATGGCAAGGGCTGACGGAAGTTGAGATTGTAGGCATGACCTGTGAATGCGTTGACGATGGGACGTTTAACATGGATTGTGCCATTGACTTCGCCCGCGCTATCGAAGCAAGACTGAAGGAAAATAACACATGACTGACCGTGAACTGGTGCAGCAGGCGCTAGAGGCGCTGGAAGACATATTTGGAAAAAACAAAATCGACGTTGGGGTGATTAATCGATTGCGAGATAGGCTGGCGCAGCCAGAGCAGGAGCCGGTGGCGTGGTATCACCCTAAGTCAAGCCGCGTGCGGTTTGAAAACCCGAACAGCTTGTTATGGACACCGTTATACACCGCACCGCGCCAGTGGCAAGGGCTGACAGATGAGGATGTCGATGAGATCGAGCGGTGGATTGCATTCAAAGAAGATGGCAGCGGGCGAATACCTAATCAAAAACTTGTCCGGTACATCGAGCGCAAGCTAAAGGAGAAGAACACATGACTTTGAGAGAGGCAGCACAGATGGCCCGGGATGCCATCTATGAAGGAGAAAGTTACGACTATCTTGCCAATGAAGTGTTTGATGCTTTGGAGACTGCCTTAGCCAACCCTCCACAGCCTGTAGCGTGGTATCACCCTGTGTCTAAACGAATTCGGTGGAATGGAGAAGACCTGCCATCAAGTTGGATTCCTTTGTATGAAGAGAACTAAATGACAGCCAAAGAAAAAGTAGCGCGATATTTAAAAGAGCATTCCCGGCCAGTCTTGGCTAAGACTATCGTTGACTACTTCCTTTTGTCCCAACGATCAGTACAACAATCCTTAAAGGAGCTTGAAGATGAAGGAAGAGCAGTTAGATTTAAAAAGCAAGGAAAGCATTTCTGGTCATGGGTGGCCGTTCCCCAAAACACTCCTCAAATATCCAAGCCCACCGCCTTTACAAGACCAATCCAAAATTCCTACCCAACAATTCGCGGATACGATGACTAGGAGAATGAAATGATGAGCATCCTGTTTGCTTCTACCTATGGCACCCCGGCTGATAAACATGAATACATTGCTTATGAATACAACGGGGTAACCTACCTGCCCCATTATAGAAATAGAAATATCTTTGTCGGGCCGGGATATCCATTCCAAAACACTACCCGTTACACGGACGTAGAGCTACAGTTGCGTGGCGCCAAGCCAAAACTGATTCAACTCTGGCAGAGAGGCCAACACGGCACCGTAGACCACAGGAATCCATAATGAAAGACATCATCCAAGACAGAATAAGGATTTATGAAGCCATGGAACAAGACCAAAAAGCCGACGATCTACAGTTTGGCGGTGATCATTACAAAACCATGGCAATCCAGCCTTGGACCATTATGGAAGCAGTCCTGACCCGGGATGAGTTTATAGGCTATTTAAAGGGCAACATCATCAAATATTCTATGCGCCAAGGAAAAAAAGATTCTCCGGACGCAGAGAAATGTAAACACTACATGCAGAAACTTGCTGAGTGTAAGTGGTGATCTACCGGAATAAGAAGCTCTTAGAGGTAGTCCGGCAATCGCCGTGTCAGCACTGCGGTGTCGAAAACGGCACCGTGGTGGCTGCACACAGCAATCAACTCCGAGATGGCAAAGGACGGGGACTCCGCGCCCATGACTACCGGATAGCCGCCCTATGCTTTAAATGTCATTCCGACCTTGACCAAGGTTCTTCTATGACAAAGGATGAACGCCGAGAAATGTGGGAACAAGCCCACCGGAAGACTATCGGATGGTTATTTGAGAATGACTTACTTACTTTAAAAGGCTTTTGAGGTATTGAATATTCTTAGTGACGTTTTGTTCTAGCTTGCCAATGCTTATCAAAGCATCACGTTTTGTTTCAGCATCACTTGAAGAAATACGAATGGTATTCTTCATCTCCCTAAATTCTTTCATCGTTTTTTCTAAATCGTTAATGTAGTCCTTAATGGCCAACATCCGAATATTGTCTCTCATGTATTCCGAGTAGCTGGCAAAATCTCCAGAACGCATTAGATAATTAGATGTTCTGACCACTTCATCTACGCTATTCTTCATGTCGTAGTAAGCCGTGACAGACCCACGCGCTTCTGGGTCTACCAAGAATCTTTTTATAACCGGCATTTGCTCTAACCGTTTAGCAGGTTTTGGAGCGTCACTGGTCATTTCGATGGCGCTGTCAACAAGGCTCACCGCGTACATACCCAAGGTTCCAAAATATCCTTGGAAGAGATGGTCCAATTTTGTTGGAGATATGTTTAAAGACTGCCCGATAATTGCTGACAGAGAGGAGGTATTGGGTCCCACTTGATATTTAGGAGCTACTCCTTCCAAACCCTGACCAACAATATTTCTTTGGGTGAAGAAAGAAAAGTTTGCTGCCACCTCAACCGCTGGGTTAATAATCTGCGGTAAACCCACCCCGAAAGTGCTGTGCAACTGGCGACCCATGGATTTCAAAAACTCTTCACCAGTATCAGAACCAAAAAATAGTTGAAGAATTCGCTCAGGCACCACTTTAAACATAAATCCCACTTCAAACGCGATGGGGATCTTAATTCCAAGCGATGGGATCAGCCAGTAATTATCGCGGGTCTCTTGTTCTTGTTTTTTGTATTCATCATCATCATGGGTTAGCGCCCAGTAAGCACCGGCCAATCCCATCATCATCACACCCCGTTTCCAGAAGGTACGGAATCTTTGCTGTTCTGCTTCGGTAGAATCCGCTGCCAAACCGGGGCGAATCCCAGAACGGTAGAGAACGTCTAAACCTTGAATTCTGGCGTTTAAAAATGGAACCGCAGCCGTAAGAATTCTTATGATAGGGGAACGTCCTTTACGGTTAAAGTTCATTACCTCCAACGATTGCCACAAAGCTTCAGCTTCGTTGTTAGTTTCTGCCAAAACTTTTTTGTAAATTTCCATGCGGGTTGCGGCATCTGAAGCAGCAGACCCTTTCTCTAAAGCACCCCAAAGCGAGCGTGGTAGAGAGGTGATTTTCTCAAGTGTGGTCAAAGCTTTGGCTTGTTTGCGCATCTCCGCTTCAAGCTCTTTGGCGCTCTTTTCTACTCCACGGGAGTAATCATAGCCGCCCACAACACCGGCGTTTAACAGAGCCTGCAACTCAGGGGAAGTGCCTGACAAGGCGTTAGCAAATTGTTTGAGGGTTGAGACTATGGGAGTAATCTTGACGCCAGAGGTCTGCCATGCAGACACCGAATCCCGCATCATATTTGCCAACATAAAGGCTGGATCTTTGGTCACCAAAGCACGAAGGAGTTGTGCCGGGAAGGCGACAAAGTTTAAACCCGGAATATCGGTTTGATTTAAAGATTTAAGCGACTCAACAAACATTAAGTCGTCAGCTTCATAGTAAACTTCTTTACCATCTTCTAAGACTCGGTAGGCCGCTGGGCCAGTGGCTACGCCCTGAACTCGCTGCACACTATTTAAACGCAGAGCCTGATCGGTGGCACGGCGGGCAGCAATGTTTTTAATACCCGCTTGGATGGCAGACTGGGTATTCCTTACTACCGTTTCAAAGAAATCGGTAACCTCTGCCTCGCTGCCCTTGGCAGCTTTAGGCGCTCTCACCCCAGAGATAGATGAGAACAGCTTAGGTCCTTGTACATCGTTTTCACCCAGATGACGATAGAACGGGAAGTAATCCCCGTGGGCTTTCATTTCAATAGCGCCCTGTGCGCTGATCACGCCAGTATCCCGCATGAAGTCAACGAGCTTGTCGTTGTACTTAATCCATTTAGCATGGATATCTTTAAATTCTGGGTATTGCTGTTCTATCTCTTTGGCCCGCTTAATGTCGTTGGGATCATTGAACAATTTTTCTGTGTACTTGCCGGTGCCCGGGTTATAAATATACCTAGACGCCCGTTTAACATCTGCCCAGAACTGATACAAGCTAAAGACATCTGGCTCACCCGGCGCGGGTTTTTTATATTTCATCAAGGGTGAGTAGATGGCGATTAAACCTTCTACATCCCCTTCGTTACTGATGACGGTATGACCAATTTCAAAAACTTCTGCACCCACTCGGCGGGCTGCTTGTTCTGCCGCAGCACGGGTTTGATAAGTACCAAGTTGGAGGAAATCTTTCTCTACCAAATAACGCTTTTTGTAAACCGGATAACCACCGCGCCGGTCATGTACGCCGAAGGCGGCAGCAGCTAATCCACCACCAAGGTCAGAGGCCAGCGCTGCGGATTCAGATTTAACATCTGCAAGCTGTTCTGTGCCGCCCATTAAACGGATTTGCTCGGCCACCGCCCTATCATTTCTGGCCTCAGCCTCATACTTATTAACAAATTCCTTGCGGAACCATGAAAATCCTTTGGGAGTGAGAGCGTCTTGTATACGCTCTAAGTACCCCGGACGGATACGCGGGGCAATGGTTTGCGAAACTCGGTTGGTTACATCTTGAGCCAACGTGGGCATGGTGCGCAGGCTCAGCCTAAGCTCGGGCCGGGTAGTCGGCTTGTCGTTAAACACCGACTTCAACTGATTGGGTTCGTAAACAGCAAGGCTCTTGCGGCCTTGCTCTTTAACATAGAAACCATCAAAACCGAGCGTTCTGATAGCCTCTTGCACGCTGATTTTTTCAATGACCTCCCAATTTCCCTTAGCTATGTTATTCATCATGGTTAAGTGAATTGGCGAATCTTCAAGCACACCGCTCAACGTAGCAGTCAAAGATTTGATTTGTTTGACATGATCAGCATTCTCATAGTCAAACGGGTTGTCGGCTTTAACGTAAACCGGGATGATATTTGGCCCAGCAGGCAATTCGCCTTTAAACGCATTACGCATGTATTCTTGGGCTTCTGCATTGGCATCGTTATAGCCTAGCCGAATCCCGGCTATCATCTCTTTGCCCTCTGGCCGATTGCCGTAGTCTTTACGGACCGCTGCAATGGCGCGATCTACCCCGCGTTTATAGGACTCTGGAGATATGCCAACACCTTGCGCAGCTTCGACAGCGGCTTTGGCAAAGGTGTCTTTGGCAAACTGCTCTGCAAACTTTGGATCGTCAGTGACGAAGATAGCCTTAGCCTGTCGGCGGGCAGTTCCTAAGATCTCATATTCTTTGCCAGTCCCGTGGTACATGACCTTGGGTTGACCTTCGTCATCCACAATCTTAGACTGCCCAAACCAGAATTTAAACTCTGGGGTTTTGGTGCGGAGGCTGTAACGAATATCGGGACTAGTTACGTCGAATGTACCGACATTGTCAGTTGCAGATTTTATTTGAGTAGGATCAAACGCAATAAAAGTTCCATGTTTTAAATCATTAACAGCGGCGTCAAAAGACTCCCATCCAGTGATATTCATACCACCTTCATATAAATCAACGCCGCCATCTTTGTTTAAAACAAGTTCCCCCTGTCGTTTGCCTAAAGCCACGCGACCATTTTTTTCAAACTCGGCTTTACTGGGAATGACATAGGGTTCATGGATAATCCCGTCAAATCCTCTTCTTTGCAATTCTTTTCGAGTGGCTTCCTGCAATGTACGAACGGTAGGATCGTTACGCCAAGTATCTTCAAGTTCTTTTGCTACGATGCGAGCTTGTTTCCTAGTGGCAGGATTTTTAACAGACAAATAAAAAGCCCGAGTCTGAGCCTGTGGAGCATTTGGTCTACCGTATGGGAATCGTCCAGCGGAATCAGCTTCCTCAAAACTAGAGGAAAAGAAAAATCCGTTATACGGCCCATCTGGGTCATTCGGGTTCGCCTTATCTATATCAAATACAGTAAAATCCCGCACAGGGCTTCCGTGATAAACCACTAACGGATCACCGTTTTCATCAACCACTTTGCTATCACCAAACCAACGCTTAAACTCTGGCGTGGTTGGTGACCGCAAACTAAACCGAGCTTCTGTGGACTCAAGTTGGAAAGTCTTATCAATAGCTTCTGCGGTGCCAGATTCAACATTGCCAAGGTCAACTTTAGCCTTTGCCTGAGATACAGGCGCAGTAGGCTTGAGCTTGCCCTTCTCAATAGCCCCAAACACATCCTCAGCGGTGTTGTAGCCACCTAAGTTCATGGCACGCTGAATAGCTTTAAACAGATTGCTCATCCTGTTAAGGATGGCGCTCATCATTCCAGCCGGAGCTTTAGTTCCACGGAAATAGGCAAAGGCGTCGGCTATGGCTTCCTCCATAACCGCTTCTTCATCGCCTTTGTATTCCTTCATGTAGGCGTCATACCGGGACTGTTGCCCGGGTTCCAATGGAAGCCCATCAATGTTCCGGTTTTTAAGGAATGTATCAATCCATTCTTTGTTGGCCCGGTCAGTGAGAACTTTCCATTGTTGAGGCGTAAAGAACCCAAGCTCTTTAAGCGCATGGACAGATTCATGGCGCAATACCCGGACAGGATCTACATTGTCTAGGGCAAGCTTGATCAATAACCCGCTATATGAGCCTTCGTTCTGCATTCCCTCTTCAAGGTTTAAATCCACATTTTGGAGACCATACTGCCCCAAGATTTTCTTTAAAACATTTTGGAGCTGGCTAACCTTTAAAGCTTTTTGCGCTTTAAGTGCTGTGACCTCTGGAGCTTCGTCAGCCTTGGGCGCAGCTACTTCCTTTTGTTCTTCTCTAGGTTTTTTAGCTCGTTGCTCTAACTCTTTAAACTTAGCCTCGGGCACACCCTTAGTGACATCGCGCAAGCTTTTCTTAACTACCGCTTCGCGTACTAAACGATCAGGACCTTCCCCGGGTTTTTTGCCGCCAAGATTTTGAGCAATCTGCCCAGACAAAAATTCTTTTACTTGCGCTTGATTGTCCGGCACAACAAACAACTTAGCCCCATCCATCTGAGCTTGATAGTTGTCAAGCAAAAACTTGTAGGTATCTTTATCAACATTAATGCAGCCAAACGAATAGCGCGAATCTTCTGGGTCTTGATTGGCAAGAGCAGCTTGACGGCGTGGGGCATCAGCTTCTTTTAACCAGACCGAGTGCATAATCGTGATCACAGCCTCGGGATCTTCTAAGGCAAATACTTTGCCAAACTCATATTCCCCAGCCGTAACTTTTGCAGCTCCACCTTTGGCTGCATCAACTAGCTTTAAACCAAACAGACCTGCTGGCGTTACTCGATTGGCGGGAACATCCACATTTCCCTTGTACAAATCACCCTTGGCTGCGCCATACAACGCTTTGTTCTGGGTGACCAACTTGCCATCAGATGTAAAGACAAACATCCTGCCACTAGGTTTGTCAGCAATAACAATAAGCTTGTCGCCAATTTTCCCATCCAAAGATGGGATCAGTGTCTGATATGCCTGCTTGGCAGCATCAGACATGCCTTGAACACTTTCTGGAACCTGAGCAAGTTCAATTGCCTTGGCTTCAGTGGTTTTAGCAGCTTCTACCGGAGGAGCCTTGGGGACAATTGCATAGGCTTCTGGCGGGTTAATGTTAATAGGATTAAATACCAAAGCAACCGACAATACGCCGGAATGAATTGCTTTAATAACTGATCGAATTGCAGATGCAACCGCTTTTGCACCTTTGGTTGCAAAGAGAACTACGTCCTCTTTAACTTTCTGCAAAAACTCTTTAGAACCGGCCTTAACGCCATAATGATTTTCAAGCTTTACAACATCTGGTGAAGGTAAAGCTTTAACTTGCCTGCCAATAGTGGTTTCAATAACCCGAGCCTCAACATCAATAGTCAGAGGTTCTTTTGCAAGCCTTTTAACTTCCGGTTTGACTTTGGCTAACAAAGGTCCAATCGTGCCGCGAATTGATGATTCTATTGCAAGCCTGCCTTGGGTATCTAGAATCTCTAAGTCTTTTTGTATCCGTTTTAAAAATTTATCACTGAACGCTTCAGCCGTACCAGAAGACATGCCATAGGCAGCTTCAAGTTTTTCTATTTTGCGGGGGTCTAATGCTGCAACATTTCTTTCAATAACATCAGAAATAACCCGAGCTTCAACATCAATTGTAAAAGGATCTTTTTTAACTAGCGGGCGTTCTGTTGTAAAAGCCGCTTCTCCAGCGCCGCCCTCAAGATCTCTGTACGCAATTTCGGTGGCAGAGATTTCACCTTCTTGATCACGTTTTCTTTGCTCTTCAAACTCTGTTTGGAGTTGGGCGTTTGCTTCTCTGAGGAGTTTTTCGAGTTCATAAGCGGTCACCTGCTCTGCAATATCGGAAATGCTTAAATTTAAACGGGCTAAAGCTTGGCTGGCTTCTTCTGTTAAATGATCTCGATTGCGAAGCTTTTCTTTAATAAACTCTGCGGCATCAATAGCATCAAACTTTGGATGGTCTGACCGCATATCAAATGGCAAAAACTGATCAAGTGTGCCTTCGCCCACCAAATCACCAATAATGACGCCACGTTGGTTTTTAGCAATTAATCCGCGATATGGAACCTCGACTTGGCCTTTGCTGCTGCCAATGTCAAGAACTTCTTGACGATCAAGCCTGCCCGATAAAACATTAAACAGATTGGGGGTGGGTCGGTAAGTTAAACGCCGAACTTCGCGTTCCATTCTGCGAAGTTCTTTAGCAGCTTCTTCGGCGCCCGGAGGTGGAAATTCCTCAAGCTCAAGCCCCGGCTCTGGCCCTTCAACATAAGGCGGGAAACCTTCTAGTGCAGTTGGCTCTGCCGCCTCTCCTGATACAGGCGCTCCAAGATATTCCTGAGTGCCAGCCACTCTAGGTCGCTTAGGTTTCGCAGGTCTTTTGGTGGCGGGTTGTCCGACATCTCCACTAACCACTCCAGCGCCCGCTCCAATTGGCTCGTAGACAGTTGGTCTAGCATAAAATCCACTCCCTTCAATTCTTTCTAAATTGGCTTCTAGGGCATCAATCAAGCCCTCAATCGCAGCATACTTGGCAGGAGATAATTTGGGTCGATCTAGCGCTTTTTCTAACTGGCGCAGCACATACTCATAATCTTCTGCGTTAGAAATATTTTTGCCAACAATTTGATGATGCAAAGGATCAGAACGAGTAATGCCTTGCTGATTTAAATCAAAGCTTTTAATAACAAAAGGTTCTGGGCCACCCTTGGGTTGTCTAGCAGCCGCTTCTGTTTGCACAATCTTTTTAAGCTCTGCAACAGATTTAAGATGATCTGTTTTTTCAGGCGAATCAGGGAGGTTCTTGATAGATGCAGCATACTGATCTAATTCTTGAACAGCCTGTTTGGCATCGCCAATTTTGCTAACCATCGTCACAAGCTGATTAAACGATGGATAAGGTATTGGGGCTTTTGTTTCAGGAAGTTCTTGTGCGTGAGGATATTCTTTATCTTCTGGCGTTTTGCGAGCTTTCTCTTCTATGACCTTTTGCGTATACAAGGTCAAAGCATCTTTAATGGCTTTATCGCGCTCATCACTCTGCGGCATTTGCCTAAGTTGCTCAGAATACTCAATGAGCTTCAATGATCCGTTTGGTTGAGCGGCCAACGCAAAAAGCTCTTTATCATCTAAGAACGGGCGCTCCGGAGAGGGAGGAGAAATTTGTTGATTTAATAATGCAATTTCTGCGTTTAAACGATTGGCGGTTTGAGTTAGCGTTTCGCCGGGTCGTTGCCCGGGAGCAAGAGGCGGCTCTGTTCTGCCGCCAAGCAAACCACCAAAGAACGCACCGCCTAACACACCCAAGCCCGCTGCCGCACCCACGCCTTCGGTTAAAGATTGCGTTGGATCAACTTGACGAACGCCAATATTTTTAAAGATTTGACCAGCACTTTCTTCCAAACCTTCAGACGTAGCTTCGCCAAACATGCTTATAGGGCGACCTGCGCCCGGGATACCGGCCAACTTACGCTCTATAGCCGTGCCGCCAATTCTGCCTAGCAAACCTGCGGTAGCTAAACTTGCCGCACCAGCGCCAGCTCCGGCAATACGCGCAGCGTTTAACGCCTCTTCTTGAGCTTGATCTTCAGGCTTACCTTGGAGCAACGCTTTTTGATACGCAGTTTGATACGCATCAGAGCTAATATCAGCGGCTTGCATAGCCGCGCCAGTACCGATGGCAGCGCGAGTTGCAGTTTTAGCCACTTGCTGCGCCGCAACATCTTGCGCTTCTTTGGCGGCGACACCCGTTAAGCCTCGCCCTGCGGCTGCAATAGCGCCTCGCCCAAGTAGTTGGGTAACCTTTACGGCTACCGCAGGCCCTAGCAGCAAAGGAACTTGCTCTGATAAAAAAGAGGTAAGCAGTGCAGGGTCAGTAATAGTGGACTTAATGGCCGTGGCGAATTGAGCAATAATCCCGTCTTTCTCAGCCTCAGATAGCGCTTCACTGCGAAGCGCTTCTCTAGTTTTTAAACCTATTGATTTTAAATCTTCACCAGCTTTGGAGATCATCTCTCCGGGCGTAGCTAATGCCTGCCCTACGCCTGTTAAACCGGGAACCAAACTAATAAGCTGTCCCGGCGCTGCTACCAAAGATCCAGCACCCGTAATAGCGGACGCGGCTACATCTTTTGCCGCTTCTCCCCAAGTTCGTTCTGTAGGAGGGCGTGACGGCGCAGGCTGTTCAAACGCAACAGGCCGACGTTTCTCCGTTTCTTCCCGGGCAACCCGATCTATAACTTCCTGATCTGTGCCATCCGGAAATTCCAGTCTTGTTCCGTCATACAGGATAGCTTGGATAGGCATGATTATCTTTTCAATGGTTTACCAGAGGCATCATAATACCGAGTAGACACGCCAGACAACTGATCGCGTTGCGCCTCTAAACCTGCAATTTCAGCTTCATAATTAGCCATAGTCCTTGTATATTGTTCTACTCTATCTTTAAATTGTTCTCGTAATTTTGGATCAGCCATTATTGTTTGAATTTGCGCGTCCGACTTCATAGTCGCTAACTTACCTCTAGCGGTAATGATTTGATCATTCAATGCCTTGATGGCTATTTCTTTATCTCTTTGTTCACGCAACCTTCTAGTTTCTTCGGAGGCGGCTATATCAGCGCTTAACTTGCGTTCATCTAATTCACGCCTACGTTTTTCATCTTCTGATCTAACTTGAGTGCCATAGATGCTGCCCGCCGAACTGGCAAGCGAAGAAAATGCATTGATGGCATTGGTTTGATAAGACTTAAGACTGTCAGAAATTACTTTCTCAATTTCAAATTGTCTATCAAAGTCTCCCAACTCCGCAGCGTTTTGGGCGGCGCGGTAGTCGCGGATCAACTTAGACTCATCGGCAAAAGCTTTGCGATTAAGCTCATCACGGCGCTCTAAGCTGTCCAAGGTTTCCGCGTATTGATTTCTGCCTGTACGAATGGAATCCATGGCAGCCAAAAATCTGCGCATGTTGTCATCACTCTTGCTGGCTCTGTACAGTTCTTCACGCTGTCTTCTTGCTTCCATAATATTTGCAATACCTTCTTTATCCACATCTGGCAATTCTTTGCGCTTTGCCGAACGGGCAGACAGAATATCTTGCAAGCGTTTATTTTGATACGCCACCGCATCGCCAACTATCTCTCTAGCGTTAAGCGCCAACTGTTGCATATCTGGCGGGGAAATGGTTGCCACTCCGCTAGGGCGTGAGCTAGGAGGCGCACCGGATGGCGCACCAGCCGCAGTTGGCGGCTGATCGCTGGGCGCTCGTTGATCGGTAGTGCCTCGTTTAACTGACTCAGCCAATGTATGAACTTGATCTTGAGTGCCTATGTCTTCTGGTTTGACAAGACTAGCTACTCCACTTGTAGAAGACCTCATAGGTTCATGTTGAGGATATGGGATGTAATAATCTTCTAATCTTGACGCGCCCGCCGCCAGAGGCTGTGCTGATCTTTGTAATTCCCGTTGGGCCTCGGCGAATTGTCCGGCTTCTCTTAATCCCGAGCGGCGACGCTCTATTTCTTGACGGAACGATTCCATGCGTTCCCTAAGTTCCCGCTCTCGCCTTGTACGGGGAACTCTTTCGCCATCAATTTCAACAAATTCAGTATCTACTGGAGAAAAATTAATTCTTGGTCCAGTATCAATTCTTGCAGAACCGTCTGGTTTAGGCGGAGGAGCGCCAAAACGTCTAGAAAATTCACGTTCAATTTCTTCTGAAATACGCGCTGCATCTTCATCTTTGACATATGAAGAATCTGTCCCGTCAAACCCAATAATCCCGCCTTCTTTAAATTGCATGTCAACTGGAATATTTGCAATTCCACTTTGACTAGGCTGAATCATGCGAGCAGCCATTTCTGCAATGGCTTGCGGGTCTTGAGCCATCTGTTGTTGACGCGCCATCTGTTGAGCTTGAATTTGCCCAGCAATACCTGCTTGCTTGCCCAAGCCCTGCAAGCCCATCGTTTGTGTAAACGGCTGCGCTTTCTGTTCAGACAGTTGCTGTAGACCTTGAGTAACTGATCCTGCCACGGTGGGCCTAGGACCCATGGGGGTCTGAACTACTGGCATCGATTCTTCTTGAAGAATCTGAGAGGCATTAATTAAGGCGCGAAGACCTTCTGGAAGTTGTGTCTGCATAATGCTCCCCTTATTTCGTCGGGGTGGTGGTGTCTGATTTAAACGCCTTGCTAATCATATCGTAAAGCGTTGCAATATCTTTGCCTTGTTGTGCAAGCTGCGTCACACCAGTCACATTCGGGGTATACGATGTCGCACCAATCGGGATGCCCTGAAGCATAGACTGAAGGAACTGAAGGTTGGCATACGGATACTTACGCTCTTCTTCAAACTGAGCCTTGCGGGCCGTAATGCCTTCTTGTTCAATGCCACGCTGCCCCGCGCCAATAGCACCCAACAATGTAGCAAGATTTTGCCCAATATTTTGTTCTACGTTAAACTGACCCATACCCGCTTTGTAAGCATCCCCATATGCCTGCCCTGTAGCCTGTTGCTGTTGCCTTATCGTTTCTGCCGCAAGCTGGCTCTCCATTAAGCCTGATCTTGCGCCGCCAAACGCACCGCTTTTAGCAGCCTGAGCACCAAGAACATTCTTTTGAATGTCCGCTTGTCTTTGAATAGCTTGCAGTTGCGGCGCTAAAACTTGCTGAAGATACGGGTTCATGTAGGACTGCGCTACACCCGTATCAGTAAAAGATTTGCCAAGGTTTGTCGGGAGATTAATTGACTCCACACCAGAATAAAGTTTTTTCTGAATTGGAGAATAACCTGCCGTTAAAGGTCCGGTATAGGCTGTATAAGGAGTCTCGGCCAAAGCTTGAGCTTGGCCCAACATCGTCCCTACATACGGACCTGCAAACTCAGACAGAGACTGAGCCGTACTGGACCCATAAGGACTAGCGGCAAAAGGATTAGCGGAAGTTGTGCCGCCAGTCTGGAATTTAGCCACTCCACCTTGGGCATATCCTGCTATCCCACCCGGGGTAAACTTCTCAGGGTTAATCTTCTTGCCTTGTTTAGACGATCCGGTACGGGCTTTCCGTACTTTATCCATCATCTTATAAAGCACATCTGCCCCGGCATCAGAATTGCCGTTCCCCAAATGACTGACAACATCGGCAGGGATCACAAATTCTCCGTGGGACAATTTGGCAGGTTGACGATCTTCAATGGTGGTGTCAATCTCATCTGCCATACCATCTGTTTTACCACGCAGATATCTACCTTGCATCATGCCACCCTGAGCCGCTGTTTTGACAGTTTCTGTGGTAGCCGATTTGGGGGCATAAGTGGTAGGACTAAAATACTGCCGTCCCATCACGGCTTCACCTGTATACGGTTTGTATTCTGGCTGGGCGATTGGCGTTCTAGTGGCCGTCAACTGAGGGATCTTGCCTTTATAACCAGAGGTTTGAGGCTGGCTTCCTCCCGTCAGCGAGTATAAGGCGCTTAAACCTGCCGCTATTCCACCCGGCGAGGTCATTTTATCGGCCAGTGATTTGGCTGCTGCTGATGACAAACCAAATTTGCCTAGCATCCCCTCAAGAAACCCCGGAGTGGTGGCTTTTTCATGGGCAGAGGCCACCTCTTTTCCGGCTTGTTCTTCGTAATTAATCAGCTCACTTGAGGTTGGATGCTGCCAATATGTGACTTGACCTGTGTTAGCATTCCAAAGATATTCGTTGCCTTGCTCGTCTTTCAATACTTCAATTGAAGACGGATCAAATACATCACCATAGTCATCCATGATTGTTCCTTAAGCTTGTCCTTGCCAATATATCGGGGTTTGTCCTGAAAACATTTCTTCCAAGTCGCGTGTCGGGATATTGGCAATAAAGGGCACTGACATTGGCTGGGAAGCTAAATATTGATCCAACATCTGATTGTACGATTGTTGAACATTTTGCGCTTGTTTTGCAATATCCTGACTAGCCTGCGATCCCGGTTGTAACAAACTAGGGGCTGTAGGTTTGATTGCCGGTTGTAACAAACTAGAGGCTGTAGGTTTGATTGAACCAAGGCCGGAAGGTTGTGTCGCAGACGTAAAAGGTCCCTGAGTGCCTAAGTCTACATCTGAACCCAAAGCTTTGTTTAATTCTTCTTCGTACTGAGTCTGGTAATCTAATAAATGCCGCGCTTGATCGCTCTCAATTAGATCCCTTTCTTCCTGCGCTATTTGACCTATAGTGTCCGCTTCCTGTCGGGCACTTTCATTCTCAATGAGCTGCTGTTCTTCTCCCGCTATATGCGCTTGGTGAGCCGCTAGCTGGCGAGCGTTCTCTGCATCAACATAGTCTTGAATATCTTGAAACGCCGCTGCTTCGGGGCGTTCTCCAAGAAATCTTGCCAATTCCTCTTGCGTTGGGGTATACCCCGCAGACTCAAACGCCCGCATGGCTTCTTCAGGACTAACCGTCGCCTCGTCTAAAAGCGAAATAGTTTTACCAGAAATATCTTCGGCCACATCCTTGCCAAGTATCAAGCCAGTGCTAAATACTTGATTGACCAGATCATTGACGTTAGAAGTTTGTTGGTCCCTTGTGCCAAATAAAGAATCAAGTGTTGATTTATATTGATCAGCCGATGCGACTAGCCCGCGATGTTTAGCTAAATTATTTTGAAATTCTTGATTGGTCTGATTATATTGTTCAATTTCTGGCGCGATTGATTTATATTGCTCTTCTAAAGCCGGTGCATTTGTATTGATAAAATCCGCTTGTTTGCGGGCAATCATTAATGCTTGATTAGACCCCGGATAAAAGTCTTGAACTGTTGAATAATCAAGATAACTGCCGCGATACCAATAACCACCGTCTGGCTCATAAGCGTCATATTCTACTACTCTTGGCTCACCTTTTCTGTATGTGTGAATAAGTTCAGTGCCAAACTCGCCTGACATTTCTTCAAAAACTTCTTTATAACCTAATTTAGTTGCAAGTTTGTATGTTGGTGAATTAGGATTGAAAAACTCGTGGAAATATCTGGGGCGTTCGTTATGTGCAGCTACTGCTAAGTCATAAATATCTTTTGCGTCAAGTAAAGATGCTTTTTTACTTTCAAAATTAGCAATTAAATTTTGTACTTCGTCTTGGTTTTCAACCAACCAATTTCTTTGTGGTTCTAATACTTCTTCAAGAAAATTATTGGCTGATTCAATTTGTTCTTTATATTGATTACCAGTGGTCTCAATATTCCGCAGAGTGCTACGCAATTCTCCAGTGGCTGTATTAACAGCAGTACCCAACGCACTATTAGCTAATGAAGCGCCAATTGCCGACGAAGGATCTTGTCCATTTAAGATTGATCTAGTCGCAGAGTTAATTGTATTGCCAAGAATCTTATCGCTAATTTGCGAAGGATCAAGACCAAGTTCAGTTTGAATCTGTTGACCAACAAGCCCGGAAACCGCGTTTGAAACAGCACCCTCAAGAATATTTTCAAAACTTGCACCTCTAGCGGCGGCAACTAACGCACCGGGTGAAGCATTTGTAAGCACTGTTTTAAATAGCTCTCGATTGGCCGTGGACGCCATTTCTGGAGCAATCTCAATAGGCAAATCACCAAAAACTTCTGAAGCAAACCCCGCAGAAAGGTTTCCACCTACATACCCAGCAGCCATATTTAGCGCCATGTCCTCCATACTGCCGCCACGAATTGCCGTGATTGCAGGAGAGCTAATATAAGCCGGAACGCCTATTGCATTGAGGGCAACAGTTGCTATAACTGGCAACGGATCATCTAAAATACGTTCAACAAAATTAGAAACAGCGTCGCCAACATCTGACAAAAAATCAGTCACATAACCTAAAGGATCACACATTTACCACCCCACGATAAATGGCGCGGCCTTGTTTGTCGGTTCTAACTTTTTCAATATCCACGCGATAACCTAGACGCCGCAACATCTCAAGAATTTGTGGATTATGAGTTTCTCCAAAGTATGATTTAAATCCTGCTTTATCTATTGCTTTGGCAAACTCTTTCATGTTTCTAAGAAAGTTTTTTGGAGTATCAGCATTGAATATAAACATTTGCGCTGAATCATTGGGCAGCAACTTCAACCAAGCAAGAGTGTTACCATGACGCAGTACACGATGTGTGTTTTTCTGAACAGTCATGTATACCGTGGCATAGACTTTTTTCCAATCCACGTTACCTTCTTTAATTTCGTCCGACTCGCGGATAATTTCTTGGGTAGTCATTTCTTTCATATTACGCCACCGAAGAAACAAACGATGCGGTCAAAATGATCGCGGGGCTGACCGGATGCACGGGGCTAGTTTTGGCAAGATATGTGTTCACCACGGTCACCTACTGCGTCAGATCATAAAACGATAGCGATCCCACAGCATCGCCCGTCGTAGCACCAGAAACAGTGCGGATTGCAACCGTATAAATGTCACTTGTTCCGGCAATGGACGCACCAAGTTGTAAGTCAAAGTTGTAAGCCGCCGTAAAGCTAGTACCACTTGTGCCACCGCTGCCAGTCGAGGTGACATAATCTGTTTGTACAATCGTCCCGCCTGTCGTTGCCGTGGCGGCGACATCAAACTCTACGTTGGAATCAGAAGGAACCGTAGAGGCCCAAGTTGCCCCAGTTAGCGTTGGATTTTTAATCAGAGCAACTTCATAGTTTTGGCTGGTCGTTGGCAAGACCTGAACCCGGTTTGGTATGACTACCGCCCCAGTGCGTCCAGACGCTAATCTAATGGACACCAAAGGCAAAAAGGTTGTCCCAATTGTCCCCAAAACTGTGGTGCGACGCGCCACATGGTCAATCGATGTCTGCTCAAACCCGCCTTCAGAAACCACCGAGCAGCAAATAGATTTCATAGACGCTGCAAGCGCCGATGAAGTAACAATCTCATATCGAACCGGCAAAATCGCCGTGGTCATGTAGACGTTGGTGATTTGATTGGCGTTAGTAAATGTATGGCAGACAATATATTCGCCGTTGATGATGAATCCACAGCGCACCGAACCAACACCCAGCCACTCAAAGTCCATCCACAGAATCTGTGCTTTTGTTGGATCAAGGGTGTAG